AATTGAAGCAGCTTCAAAGAATGCATCTACCAAAGCTTGGGCATCATACTCTTTGTTATTTCCAAGTTTGATCACTGAACCACCAGGTTCAGGACCAGGTGCTGTATCAATTGGACTTGCTTCCCGTGCTGCAAGAGCAATCACACGGAAGATCTTCTTATCATAAGCTTCAGCCAAAGCATGGCCAATCTTAGATGAGATCTCAGACCTAAGTGAATAGTGAGCCAGCGTTTCATCAAGGTCATACAAGAATGCAGAACTGACCAGCAGATCATCCATCAAAATGGTCTTCTCTGCTACTGGGGGATCACCTGAACCAAGGATAGGTTTACCTGGCTCATGGTATTCAGCCGTCATTCGTCCTGTATAGATGAATTGAAGCGACTTACCATTTCTCAAGGTACGGTTCTGAACTGTACCTTTTGCAACACAAGCACTTTCATATGCTTTGATCATCTCTCCACTAAATAGCTTGAGATACGTTGCGTATTTTCCTGTATCCACACCGGCATCATAAGTGTTGGTGAGAGCGATGCCAGCTGGGTTTTTATTAATTGAACCTACAGGTGTTTCTGAAAAATTGGACATTTTATTGTTTGTTTAAAAAATTGATATGTTTACTTTTCTCATCGATGAATTTTTTTTTGGTAAATTTGTTAGGTATTACCAAACCGGTTTGGCAAAAGGTATCCACCGTAGTGGGCTAGTGCCGAAAGAGGAGAGGAGTCCGACTCTGAGGTGTTCCTCTCCTGTGTGTTACTTACTTCTTAAGGTATGCAACACCACGATAGAAAAGCTTACGCTGTCTTTCAACAGTCTTCTGCTCTTTCACTCGTGCTTGCACTTCAACTGGTGTCATTTTAAACTCCTAGTTGTCATGGTCCCGTTCCCTACCATGATGTCATGCGTCCAATAAAGGATGAACGGACTTATTTATATCTTATATGAATTTGATTAGCTTTGTGTTGAGTAATCCATAGTGATGGTATACAGACTCCAATAATAAATAAGGATACCCATATACCAAATATACTATAAACCCTTCTTCGATACGTCATCCAATGAAGCTCCAATAATTATACAAATTGTTAGTAGTAATAGGTATAGATAAATCATCTGTTGTCATAGCCATTGAATGAAAAACAACTTGTAGTTCGCTGATGGAGCGACCTGCTGCACGAATTTCATGCGAGCAATCAGAAGGTATACTTAACCCCTACTTTTGTACCAAGTCTCAAGCTCTCATTAAAATTAATTTCATCTTGAGTCATTGCTGCAATCTCTCCATAGATACCAAGACGTTCAGTCAAGGATGCATTAATGCCTGTCTTTACATGCAGTTCTACAGTCTGATCACCAGCATCAGGGAAGACCAAAGCAGGTCCACCTTGAATATAATAACCTACTGTATCAGAGATCTTATTTTCATAACCAATGTCATTAGTGACAACAGTTGAATTATAGTCTGAACCCTCAAAGGAGCTGTTAGCCTCAATGTTTACATAAGGAGCTGCCATAGCTGGAGCAGTAAATGCAAGCAGGGCAGTGCTAAGGATAATAGTTTTCATAGTTTAATTAATTTAATCGTGTGACTTTTACCTGAGCTACACCAGCACTTATCATGCCGATTCTATTAGCCGTCCCTTTGCTCAGATCAAGATGACGGCCAGGAATAAATGGTCCTCTATCTGTAATGGTTACAACTTCACAGTCTTTATAACATACCTTTAGTTTAGTACCAAAAGGTAGTGATTTATGAGCAGCTGTACTTGCATTCATGTTATAGATAGAACCATTAGCTGCTGTCCTACCATGGAAATAATCCCCATACCAGGAAGCAGTTAATATAATAGTGGATAGGAGTGGAATCATATTCAATAATCGATGTTTGATTTCTCTAGTTTCTTAAATACATCTGCTCTATAAGCAGGATCATTATCATATCTAGAGTCTGACATTGCACGTACTACTTCAGCTTGAGATCTAAATACATCTGATATATCTTTAGCAGCTTTACCTGTAAGCATTCTGCCTTCATATCCATTAGCTGATTCATACTGTGCTTTAATACCAGCTACAGCTAGTTTAATAATCTCAGAATCACCTGAATTAATCAGAGAATCAAAAGCATTAACTGCAGATTCATCCATGTTCTGTCCAGCCCATTCAATGAGCTGTCCATAGGATTCATCTCCACCTACTGAACTTTTAATATCCAATACTTCTTTATCTGTTAGATCAGCTGATTGTTGTGTCTGCTGCATCTCCATATAAGCAGAGACTAGTTCTTTACTATCCATCTCTGCAAACTTAGACATCATTTCATCTGATAGTTCTCCCTTCTCACTCCATTCTGCACTAGCATCTTGGATTAATTGAGAAGTAGGATTAACTTCAGGTTCTTCAGTAGTTTCAGTTTCTTCTTCTACGTTATCTTCTGTTGTTTCCTCTGTAGATCCTAGCTTCTTTTGTAGTTCAATGTATGCTTTCTCTAGTGCTTCAGCATCTTCAAACTTACCAGCAAGCATCTTGTTCTGTTCTTCAAGTGCTTTCTCTCCAATAGCTAAAGCTTCTTGTTCAGCTTCATTGAATTCTGACTCTTGAGGTTCAGTTGGATCATATGTAAGTGTTGCCATTTAATTTGTATAAGTGGTTGGATCTGTGTGTACTACTCTCAAATTACCTAGCCCAACACGTTCAACCTTAGATACAGGTCCACGAATATTAGGCTTACCTGCTTTCATAATAGGTAGATACCTTTGTTCGTGTGTAGCAGATTTAATTTGATTCTTAGATTGCTCTTCTGTTGGTTGAGCTTCTTCTACGTTAATTTCAACTGTTTCCTGTTGGATCACCTTGCGTGTTCTGGTTCTCTTCTTGGGTGTTGTTTTCTCCATCTGTTAAATTTGGATTCTTTGTTGGATCAAACATTGGAGCACCAGCTAATTGACCAGCTTGATCTACCAATGATTGTTGTGTTTGTTGTTGTTGAGCTTGCTGCATATCACCTTGAAGTTGATCCTTAGTTTTAACAAGGTTCAACATATCAATACCTTGAGCAGCTGCTAATCTCATGATGTACTCTGAAGGATCAATGAACTTCATGATTGCTTCTGGTCCCATTGTCTGTGCAATGGTAGTGAGGAAAGCAATTAAGCTTTCTCTATCTTGTCCACGTCCTAGTGCATTAACACCAGCAACGATCTGTGGTCTTACAACATCCTTAGGTAATTTAGGAAGTTGGCCACTACGTTGAAGTACAAGTAGTGTCCTATTTAGATATGGTTTAAGGAATTCAACAGTAAGTAGACTAAAGAGTCCACCTAGTTGTTGCTCTAGTTCCATCTGAGTTAGTCTTACTTCCTCAGCAGTTGTTCTTTCACTTTGTCTGATCTGTAGGATAAGGAATGCATCACCAATTCTTTGTGCAAGAGTAGCTGCCATTTCACTAGCTGTTTTAAAATCAGCTGTCTTACCTACTTGTACAACACCAATATCATCAGGTCTACCTTGAACAATCGCTCCGTTACCTGCCTGTGCCAGTGTCTGTGGTTTAGTTGTAGATGAAGGTGAAACAGTAAAGACAACTTTAGCAGCTGCTGCAGAACCTTCTACTAATGCCTGAGATAGTGCTTCTAGACTCTTCAGGTCACCTAAGAATTCTTCTACTCTTCCCCTTCCATAATCTTCTCCATCAAATGTATTAAATCTGAGTACTAACCAAGGAGAAGCATTCTTAGGAGCTGTACTACGGCTACCAGGAAGTATCTTATCAAAAGCTTCCTGATGCCACACCCATCTTCCACTGCTCTTCTCCAATTTAACGTAGGTGTATACCTCAACGTCTTCATCATCAGAACCTGCCTTTGTACCATCATCACCAGGTGAGTTTGGTTTAGGTTCAGGCAGTTCTGTACCCAAAACCCTACGGCTGATTAATTCCTTGGTAACAATTTCAATTACATTACCATTACCATCTCTGTTTACACAAAACCTATTCAACGGGAAAGTTTTAAGACCTTCCTTACCCATAAATATCAATGCATTACCACTAACAATAAGTTGTTTAATTGCTTGGTGAACAACAACTCTATCATTACTTGCATTGACATAATCCATTACCATCCTTTCCATTTTAGAAAAGGATAGTTCTAACTCTGATTTAATGCTTGGATCTAATTGGCCACCTAACTTGTCATCTCTGACTTGTAGTTTAAAGAAGGTTGTTTGCGGTGGTAGTAGTGCAAGCATTAACTTTGAAGCTAATGTAACTACTGCCTTGGCACCAACACTTTGCCACGGTGTCTTTAGATTTCTATGTGATACCTTACCATCATCATTCCTTATCAAATAAGGAAGAGTTAGTTCTGAACATTGCACAGCAACATTCAGAAAGTCATCTCTTGTAGATGTTAGTTCAGTATATCTTTGTTTTGCTTTCATCTTAAATATTTAATCCTCCTTCAGAAGCACCTGTATTAAGTGGAATCCTTAGAGAAGAAGAACTTGTTGGTTTTCTTGAGTTCCTTCTATTTGATCCAATTGCAAGTCCTTTAGACAATGGTGCCATTTGATTGACTTGCTGTAGTACTTGTGGAGCAGCTTTAGTTTGTGGTGGTGGAGCAATAGGTGGTGGTGGAATTATCTCTTGTGGTTTCTCCAGTTTTGGAGTTTCTATTTTGGGCTGATTAAAACACATTAGTTATCTTCTATATAATTAATCACCCACTCAACTACAGTCCTTTGACCTGCTTTATACATTATAGCGTTAGTAGTTTCAGTGGGATGTGGGTTAAGTGGTGGAAAATTTCTTTCAAGTTCTGCTATGAGAGCATTCTGTTGGAGACCTTTAGTCTCTAAATAGCTAAGCGTATTGTGGGAGGTTGACATTGTTATGCTCAAAAAATGCAGGTACTCTAGCTCTTTTGGTGATAAAAAGTTCAGGTGCACTCCCCTTATACATAAGGTTATCACTCTGATTAGCCCAAAAATTTTTGTCCAAATATTTATTGCCAGTAGATTTACCTAGTGGTTCATATATCCAAGCTATTGTAGCTTTTCTAAGCTTGTCCAAACTAGGAGAGATATCCAAGTTAAGTTCAGCACAGAGTAGGCTATTAGTCGCCACATGTATCTGCTCATCCCTTGAGATATCGGCTGAAATTGTTCGTAGTCCTGCATCACCATTAAATCTCATGAAAGGTAATAGGGTGAAGAAGATTCCACGTTCAGCCACCAATGCTTTGCATATTGTGTGGTCTGAGTTAGCTTCCCAAGCTTCTCGGAGTCTGAGAGCTTCTTCTTCTGATTGTGGATCTGTGCCAATTGCTTTAGCTGCATATCCCAAAGCGATGTCGTGGTTCTCTTCATCTTTTATGTTTGATAGTAGAAGCTCCCGAGCGTGTTCAGGTACTTCTTTTAAAGCATCTTTAATCCACTCTCCTACAGGCAATTCCATATGCCTAATAGCTAAAGCACGGAAGATTGTTTCTTCCGCACCTTCTTTAAGTTGACCTGCTGTTGTTTGGACTGGTGTCCATTTTCTTTTTCTGTTGTATAGTTTCTGATAAGGCGTCTGTCTCATTCTTGGCAATCACATGAAGGTTCATTTAGTATATTTTCCAAGTAATCCATGACTTCATCAGCATCCAAAGCAGCATATGTGCTGGACTTATCTTGAACATCACCCATTACTTGAAGCGAGTAATACATACTCGTCTGTGGACTTTCCAACCAATCCTGAATGAAGTCCTCATCATAGGTAACCACGTCTGACCAGGTGTTGTATGAATAACCATGAAACAACCCAGTTCTATTTAGCATTCTAACTATTTCATTTGCTACTGTTTGGTAAACATCAAAGCCTACCTTACTAGCAATTTCTACATCACCATATTCATAGCTTACAACTCCAAATGTTTCAGAGTCTCTATCTACAGACTTAGCAATAGGTGGAGCAATCTCTGGTGTACAAGCTGCTCCTTCCCTATCCTGGCTACGGTAGCTACAGGAGGCTGTAGGAGCGATGGCAAAGGCACGTTGCATGTAATGTGACCTAGCCACTGCTGCGGCACGTTCTACACCCATATGGATGGCTTGTACGATCTTCATAGCCATCTCAAAACTTGCAGGATGGTTATTAGAAATCTCTACATTATTATTAAATACAAACAATGCTTCTGCAAACTCTGCATAACTAACACCTTCTAGTTTAAGAAGGTTAGCTAGTCCCAACATCCCAAGTCCTACTTGCTTATCAAGACTAGGTGGGAGGTATTCAGTATGTGTTTGTACTCCTGTCTTAGCATGGAGATCACATAGTTCTCTCATCCCTGCAACAAAAGCTTCGGGGATTTCATTGACAGTACATGCTCCAAGGTTAACATGTTGTAATAAACAAGTACCTCTACTAGGTAAATATACCTCAAGACACACAT